ACTAGCACTAGTTGCCGCACTGGTTGCTGACGTAGCAGCCGCTGTTGCAGATGCTGCAATCGTTGCTACTGAGTTGGCAGCAGTTGTTGCACTTGCTGCAGCAGATGTGGCTGATGTAGCCGCTGCCGTGGCAGATGCCGCTGCTGAGGTAGCACTTGTCGCTGCTGCTGTTGCTGAACTTGCTGATGTAGCAGCAGAGGCTGCTGAGGCAATTGCTGAGGTTTCTGCACTTCCTGCTGATGTAGCAGCAGATGCTGCACTAGTTGCTGCAGATGCAGCGCTAGTAGATGCTGCAGTTGCAGAACCTAGGATGCTGTCTACGTAATTCTTAGGAGTAGCAGATGATGCTGACATACCTGCTGATGATAGACCAGTCAATGTAACACCAGTCATATCAATAGTTTTGTTAGTCAATGTCTGGGCTGCGTTAGCAATTACTACTGTACCAGTTGTATTAGGTAGGGTAATTGTATTATCTTGAGTTGGGTCTACTACTGTGAGTGTAGTCTCGTACGCATCTGCAGTAGCACCTTCAAAGACAATGCTTGCATCTACTCCAGCACCAGAGATGCTTGGGTTAGTGATGACTGGAGCAGTTAATGTTTTATTAGTAAGAGTTTGGGTCTTAAGTGTACCTACAACGTCGCCTTCGCCTGATGCAATACCGTGCATTGTGTGAGCACCAGTACCATCGTTGTATCCACCAGTTGCTTCGATGTGAAGGTTGGCTTCGCGGAAGTCACGACCGATTGCCATATGGCGAACAGCAGCACCAGCGGAGTGAGCCTGACCAGTGCCATTGTTTTCAACGCCACGAGTAATTGTTAATACGTTAGTACTAACAATCGTGACATCTACAATTTCTTCAAGCGCTGTATCTGGGTCAATGACAACAGTAAATGTTGTACCTGCGGGGACGGTTGCTCCACCAAGTAACGCTGAGCCAGAGACTACAGTACAGGTTGTGGCTGCATCTGTAAGGTTGGCTGCTAGCGTTGTTTGCTGGGAGCGTGAGGAATATTTTCTTGTTGTCATTTATCTACCTATCGGCTGTAGTGAACGCGGATTGGATACTGGGCTTGTTGTCTTGCTGTTTCTTCATTTAAACGTTGTATGTAAAGTGCGTAGAGTTGCTTCGTTGCACTCTGTGATGCACCATATGGACGCTTACTGTCTGTCTCGTCAGCCTGTGGGCTAACTTGTGCAGCACGTGCAGGGTCTAAATATGTGAGTAGGCGATATGAAGCGCCCAGGATTGCAACATCGCGTGCTGAGTTAGGTAATCCTGTCTGAGTTGCAAAGTCTTGTGAGTTACTAGTAAATGGTTCAGGGTCAGTTGCATATACAACCTTGACCGTACGACCTGGTTGAACAAAGTCACCAATTGTTACGGTCTGTGCTCCAGCACCAAATGCTGTAGTTGAAGCCAATGAATCCCAAGACCAACGACGGATTGGGAACCACTCTTCTGAAGGTCCAATGTCTTGCCACATAATGGTCATAATGTTGTGGATGTTCAGGTTATTAAATGCGTATGTAGTCTGTGCTGCATTGAAAACAAATGATGTTGTCTTAACTGCAAAGATAGTAGCGCCAAAGGCTGCAATAGTATCGTTGATTGCTTTCTTAATTACATAGCGTGGGAATGTAGGTGTGATAGTAACCTTAGTTCCAGCAGTGTGTGCAGCAACATCTGTACCTAAGTAGCCACGACCATAAGGAGGAATAGTGGCTGTGTTAGATACGCGGTCAAATGAGTCTAGCCAAAACAGTTCTTCGTCAATCTCAATAGCACCCTTACCAATATTATCGGTAGATGCTAATTGCAAAATGATTGGGCTAGCAATGGTAGATGCTGTAGCAGCGACATCTTGAGTAATATAGGTTGCTCTATCCTGCTGGTATGTATAACCTGCAAGGTTAATGAGTACTTCATCAATCATACTTGATAACGTTGGCATTAATTTATAGTCCTTAATGCGTCAACCGCAGATAGTCCAGTAGTAGATGCTAGTTCATTACAAATAGCATTGAGGTTTTTAAAGTCATTAGGTTGACGAGATGCACTAGCCTTGTAGTTAAGTGCTCCGATTAAACCTTTACCAACAGTTCCAGCCCAAGCGTTAGCGGCTCCTTGTTCTGCAATGAATGCAGTTCTTACTGGATAGTCTCCACCATTTGCTAAACGATTAAGTTCAGCGGTTATTGATAAACCAGGAATGCTTGCCATTAGTTAGCCCTTCTTTTAACTGCTGCGTTGTCTACCAAATTAGGATATGGTCGCCCTGCTGCTCTTGCTCTAGCCTTTGCTTTAGCCTTTTGTGCTGCAGTCAAAGGTGTTGATTTCTTGTTAGGATTCTTCTTGTCCCAGAATGCTTTCTTTTTCACCACTTCACCTTGTCTGCCCAGTAGGCTGCTGACATCTTGCCCTTAGCAATATTCTTTGCGTGACGAGCCTTAAATGATGCTTGACGCTTTGTTGGCTTTCTGTCGCCAGTAACGCCCTGTTGACCAAAGCGAATAGTCTTAACCTGGTTACCTTCTTTAGCCACAACAACGTGTGACTTCTTAGGGTGGCTCGGTGTACGCTTAGGCTTGTTAAAGCCTGATACTCCTGCTCGCTTTAGTCTTGGGTCCATTATTTTTTCTTCGCCTTCTTAACAGTCTTTTTCGCTTTTGACTTGCCTGCTTCAGAGAGAGCAATAGCCACAGCCTGCTTACGAGATTTAACAACTTTGCCACCTTTACCAGAGTGAAGTGTTCCCCGCTTGAACTCGCCCATTACTTTCTGAACTTTGTTCTTCATTATCGGTTTCGGTCAATCTTAAAACCAGGAACCTTTGATGGGTCCCAGTTAGCCTTTTCCATTGCTTCACGGAATGCTTTATCTCCTGGAGTTTCTCCGCGTAGCATACGAGCACGCTCTGTTGCTTGCGTACGAGCATCATCTGCGGTCTTCGCCTTAACCTTAGGCTTTGGTGCTGCTGACTTTTCAACTTTTGACTTTGCGTTTTCAGCAGAACGTCGCATCATATCTTCCATATCCGCCTTAGAGGCTTTCTTTTCAGCCGAAGCGCCATACTTTGCTTTTTCTTTTGCAAGAGTATCAATCTGTGATTTTACAGATTTTTCGCTAAGACCCAACTTACGCGCTGCAGCATAAAGACGAGAAGTATCCTCAAATCTATCTTTGCGTGTTTCTGATGTATCTCTAATACCAGTTATGTAGTTTTCAAATTTTTCTTCTGGTGTTTTGCCAGTAAATTTAACTCCACCGACTCCACCCACTTTAGAGTATGCGCCTTTTGGCTTCTTTGCACTTGGCATAATTACTTCATCCTCTTCTTAGCGACTTTTTTAGCAACCTTCTTTTTAGCAGCCCTCTTAGCAACCATCTTCTTGTCAGCCATCTTGGCTTCCATCTTTCCCTTTGCTGTGTATGGGAACTTCTCTCCATTAACCATTGGCATTATATTTGTCCTATCTCTTTCATCACTTCGACGGATTGTTTGGTTATGTTTTTTGCAGTTGGCATAGTGTCAGCGTTGTAAGGTTTGTTAAGAATCTCACTTGCCGTGTATGCCTGTTGGATGTGTTTGTGCGTTGTTCCTGCTGGTTGAATACCTTGTGCTCTTGCTTCTTTGTAGGCATTCAATTCTCCGACCCACTTCTTGTCAGATATATCTCGCTTGGCATCGCCAGTAGATAATTCAAGAAGTTGTATCTTGCAACCAAAGCAACCTTCTACATACTCTGGGTGTGTCTGTCTTTGATGTAATCCCATTTGTCCCTATACCTCTGTAAAGTTTGCCTCTGTAACTCCAACTCCACCAGCAATTAATGCTGCTTTTGTTTCGTCACTTACTTGATAGTTTCTTCCACCTTGATACAACTCTTGGTAGGTTGGTAAATCTGAGTCAAGGATGTATCTTTGTTGAGAGTAAACTCCGTTTTGCTTTACGATGGAAACGCCTACATCTAACTTGTAGAAGTAAAATAGGCGTGAGCCACCGCCAGATGGACCTTCGCGTACAGTGGGTGTCTTGAATATCCAAGTAGTCATTAGTTCTCCTTAGTAAACTTACTGATGAGCAGAGGTTTCCCTCTGCCCACCCGTCAATCAACTAATTACTTAGCAGCGATTGATGAACCTGACTCGATGCGGTATAGTGCCTCATCGCGGTAGATTGCAAAGCCGAGTACGCCGTACCAACCCATTGGGCGGAAACGCATCAACTTATCAGTTACGTTACCAATAACAACGTGTGGTTCTTCAGCAACAGCCTGAGCCATTGCTTGCTTTCCAGCCACGATTGTATCGAATACGCGAGTTACAGGTGTAACTGTGATTGTTGTAGATACTGTGACTGCTGCTGAGTTAGCAACGTCTACAGTGATTGTTGTTGTTGAACCTGATGTATCAATAGCAGTAATCTTCGCAGATGCTCCGACGCCTGTTCCTGAAATCTTGTCGCCAACTTCAGCGCGTGATGCAATAACAGATGATGAAGCAACGCCGAATGTAAATCCTGCTGATGTTCCTGCAACTGTTACTGCTGTTGTTGCTAGTGCTGACTGGTCTGCACCAGTCTTAGCGTTGAACAAACGTGCTGATTCTACGTAGAATGCACCTTCGTATTGTCCAATTTCTCCAGCATAGATGTTCTCTGGTGTGGAGTAATTGTGTGGGTCGCGCCATCCTGCTGCGCCTGTCTCTGCACGTAGGTCGTGTGAAACTTCTGGGTGGATACCTGTCCAGTATAGTGAACCCTTACGGTATGCAGCCTTGTTAGCACGCAACTTTGCGACAGCCTTGCGGATGTCTGGTGAGTCGATTGTTGCAGCAGCAGTGATTGTTGCTGTTGATGTCGCTGTTGAACCACCGTAGATTACGTTTGTTCCTGAGCGTAGTGTTGTCATTGCAACCTGGTCGATTGAATCTGCAAGGTTGAATGCGATGATGTTAGCAATTGCTGGGTCTACATCTGCTAGAGAGAATAGTTCCAACGCACGTGTTACAAGAACAGAGTTACCGTACTCATTAAGAGTAATTGTAACTGTGTTAGGTGTTGACAATGCTACTGCATCTGGGTCAACTGTTTCTGTTAGTGTGCTTGTTGCTGCTGTTAGGTCCTGGTACTTCTGGAGTACAACTGTTGAACCTGGGATTGATTGCTGTGCTGGAGTCTTGTCTGCGACTGAACGAATTAGTGGCTCTGAACGGAGAGCGAACTCTAGAAGACGGTCATACGCCTTCTGTACAAGACCTGCACCGCCGACGGTACCTCCGAGAGAAGTACTGCCTGTGGATGTATATGCGTTAGGCATATGCGGTCACCTCCAAGTGACTATGAACGGATATTATTGTTGTGAGCGTAGAATTGACAGGATGTCTTCTTCAGACGTTGCCTGAGACATTCTGTATTCAATATCATTTGCTCGGTCAGGGGTCATAGCATTCTGAGTAACCAAGTCCTGGTTGCGTAATGCAGCGCGGTCTTCTTGTGTTATCTTAGATGCATCTTCGTTAACCGTTAGTCCGAACAAGTCTGCATTATCATCGAGCCAGTTAGAAACTGAGTCTTCGTTAATGTCATCCAAGTCCTTCATTACTAAACGGGCTGCTTTAAGATTGACGCCCTTCTTTTCTAGTACTGACTTGACAATTGCCTCACGCTGCGTCTTGGAAAATCCCTCAAGTTGCTCAGTGAGTTCTTTAATACGCTTCTCATCTGCACGCTTGGCTTTTCGTAACTTTTTAAGTAAGTCACTTCCATCCATCGGTGCTTCTTCGATTGTATCTAGGTCATCGTCTTCGTCGTCCCAGTAGTTGTTGCTCATAGCAACGCCACCCTTCTATTCGTAGTTAGTTCGCAAGCCTCAGATACCATTCGGGGAAATGGTCTGGCTCTTACTCCCAGTCTGTTACGCTGGCGGGGCTGGTCGGTCCGCTCAGGATTCTGTTTTAGATTACGCGATTAGCACGGGATTGAGACCTAAGCGCTGTGGGACTCATCCCAGCCTTGCCTGCAAAACGTGCCTCTTCTTGCATTGTTAAATCTTCTAGTGCCTTAAGTTCTGCAGCAGACCTACTGATTACTGCGCTTGTTAAACCAGTAACTCCTATTGACTTAACTCCAGAAATCTCTGCGAGTTTCTGTTCCGTTTCTCGTGCACGAGCAATCTGACCAAACTGTGGAAGCGTACTTGCAAATGTTCCACCAGCCTTGGCAATTTGTTGTGCTTGTGATTCAGTAACTCCACCAGGTAATGTTGGGCTTACTCCAAGTCCTTGTGATTCTGCAGCACCAAGTACTTCGTAACCAGCAAGGTCTTGCTGTAGTTGCTTAGCACCCTTTTCTCCCAAAGCCAAAGCCTTAGCAAGTTGCACTCTGTCAAGAGTTGGAAAGAATCTTGCTATAGTTTTCTTTGTTACATCTGGTGCGATATCAATACGGTCAAAGATGTTTGTGATTCTATTACCAAACTCTGTAGCAGATACACCTTTACCTAGTACATCTCCAAGGAAATCTTCGTTAGCCAATTCACCTAGGTTAGATGCCTTGAGCATATCTCCCATCTTGGACTCTGTTGCAAAGTACTCAGCAATAGTTGGCACAGTAACTGCCTTACCTTGTTGCTTCATATCTTGAAGAGCAAAGATACCCTTGAATCGCTTTGTAAAGTCAGCCAATGCTGGGTTATTACGAGATTCAAGAAGAGCCATATTAAATGCTTCTTCTGCTGTTACTCCACCAGTCTTATAATATTTAGATACAACTTTGTAGAGTTCGTTAGCCCAAGGCTTAGCCATTTCTGCTGGACCAAAGAAAAGTGCAAGTGTCTGCTTAAATACATCTGATGCTAAACCACCTGTTGTTGCAGTTGTAGAACCTGTATTATTTAAAGTAGTTGTGGATGAGCCACTCGACAAGGTGGTACTACTGCTAGTAAGTGGATTTCCATAAATATCTAATTCATTTTTTGCGCGATATGCTGCGACTGCTCTAGCATAAAATTCCTCAGCCTTTTTCACAGCGTCTGCTTCACTAAAACCTTCGGCAATAAATCTTGCCTTAAGTTTTGCTAACTCTTCTGCTTTGACCGCGGCTTCTGCAGCAGCATTTTTTGCTGCAACATCTGCAGAAGTAGTGCTCCCTTTAACTTTTAATCCAGAACCAGATATAAGGTTACCTTGTGCGTCATAAACATTGCCATACTCGGTGGTGCGTTCAGTTGGAACGGGTGTTCCAATTGGATAAATTTCCTTATAAGTTCCTACACCACCAGAACCAGTGCGTACGAATTCAAGGGTCGCTCCTGCAGCCTTACCTTCTTGAGTCAGTTCAGGTTTAGGTTGCGCTCTGTAACCAGCAGTAATGCGAGCATTGGCTTCTGATGCAGTTTCACCTGGAAGGCGTGCTGCTCTATCTGTGCTCTTTACTCCAGCAGCAACTTGCTCTGCTGTTTTAGCGGCAATCTCATCGGCAGTTAATGTTTTTGATGTTGGCTTTGCTGCAGATGCAGCCAATATACCAGCAAGACTCGTTGTATCTGCCATATTAAACTCCAAATCCCATCGCTGATGCTATTCCTATTGCAGAATCGCGTGCCAAGTCCTTAGCCCAGCCTGCTTTCTCTGAGTTAGGATGATTCTTTAAATATGTAACCCAGTCAGAGATTGAACCCATTGGTACATTTCCTGCTGTTCCATCTGGACGAACAAATTTGTCAAGGTCTGGATTGTCTAAGTCGATAGTGTTAGGGTCAATCTCCCACCACTTAGCCATCTGGGTAATGTATGGTTCGACAACATCCATAACAGTTAATCCAGGAGTGTCTTGCAATCTTTTTGCAAACAGTGGATAACGCAATGCAGCCTTAGCGCCCAAATCTTTTTTGAGAGCATCAATAGTTTGCTTGCCTGAAGCAAGTGCTACGCCAAGGGCATTGATTTCCTTCTGGCTTAAATCAGATATTCCATTAGCCTTTAGTATGCTTTTAATTGAAGAAATCTGTGTGATTGCACTAGATGGCAACTTAGTTGTATCATCAAAGTTAACCTTTGCCCACAAGAAAGACTCCGTAAAGTCTTTAGCATTAAACAGTGATGGAGTAACAATTGTCTCCATACCGCCACTGGCAGCCTTGCGAGTAGTTGTCTTACCAGAAGCCTTAGCCTCTGTATTTAATTTATCAAAGAATTCTTTCTTATCTGCAGCACTAAGCAGGTTAACATCAAACCCAATATCACTAGCAATTTTACTCAGTAATGCTTCTGCTGTAATATCGTCATATGCTGTGTAAGTTACGCTTTCGCCATTAACAGCAGGAGAGTTCTTGGTTAAAGTATCTAGTACATCCCAAGGGCTTTCCTTCTTGCCTTCTTTGAAGGAAGCAATAGCGCCATCTACGATATCATTCCATAGAGCCTGACGCGCAGTATCGGTTGGTTGCTTGTTAGCAATAGTAAGTAGATACTGGGTAAGAGCAACCTGTGCGCTGCTTGGGAGTTTAGCAAAAGACTTCTTGATTACAGATGCATCAGCCTTGACTAAGTTACCGTTTTTATCTGGCATCCAGATATAGGTAATTTTAGGACCCGCAGTTGGCTTTCTAGGTACAACAATTGTTGGAGGTTTTGGTATTTGGTCAACCATTTGCTGGCTCCTTTATATTTAAACTATCATTGCTGTAATAGCGTGTAATGATTCTTTGTAAGGTTGGGTCCCACAGAGGAAGACTTTCCTCAAGATATAGTTGCCATTGCTCTTCAAGTTGACCCTTATATCCTGTTGGTGCATCTAACCGAGCCTTGCCAAATGATTCTCTGTATTCAATAAATGCTTTAGCGTGAGTCCAGAACTGTGTGTTTCCAAACTTCTTCATAAACTTTTCGTCGCTTATGATTTCTTTAAGACCAACAGATTGATAG